AGCTAACTTGCAAGGCGGCTGGTTGGCTAAAGGTTTTCGTAAGAAGATGGGCAACATGAAAGCCACACCGGGCTCATGGAATGCTACAGACATTAAAGCTCAAGATTTGCAGACAGGGATTAGACCTTACGACTTCAAAGAGCCCTCATCTACTGACTCTGAGCCAATAGCATTTAAATAATCTTCTACTACAGGCTGTGGATTGCCACCTGTTGCGCTTATCTGAGCCATAACGGCTAATTGCGCTTGAGCCTTCTGTATTCTCTGAATCTTGCTAGAGTTCTGAGGGTTAGCAGATGGTGATATGTCCATATCCTGAGGATTAAAATCTTCAAATGGGTCAGCTTCTTCATCGTCTACCAATTCAGAATATAAATCTAAATCCATAAACTTAGAATTTAACTTAAACCATATACTAAACTCTCGACCCATAGCTCTATAGATACGTAAGATAATGGCTCCGCTTGCCTCTTGCTGCTCTTGAACAATAGATAGGGCTGTTGTAGCTGGCGTGTTCTGCCCCAGTGCCGCGCTTAAATCAGTAGTAGCTGATAGCCGTTGAGCCTCAAGATTCATATTCTGAGGCTCTTTGAAGTCGTAAGGTCTAATCCCTGTCTGCAAATCTTGAGCTTTAATGTCTGTAGCATTCCATGAGCCCGGTGTGGCTTTCATGTTGCCCATCTTCTTACGAAAACCTTTAGCCAACCAGCCGCCTTGCAAGTTAGCTAATGTACCCGAATCTAATAGCTGGTTAGTCGTGGTATTAATACCGTCACAATAAGCGCCTAAGATATGGAAGTAACCAACCTTTAAGAACTTGCCTTGTGGATCAGTGATAAACGGATACTCAGTGATACTACTATCCCGGACAATCTTAATTACTGTTCGCTCTTTATCGGGATCTATAAAAACTATATTGCCATCGACATCAATAACGGGGTTGTTCTGCTCATCAAATTCAACTAACCGGTCGGCGGTAGTAACTAATCCATCATCATCTCTAAGAGAAATATCATCTAGACCAAACTGAGCCTTAATTCTCATTACCTGACCAGATGCAGCGTGTACTGTAACCACGTATGGCTCAGCGTATCCATCACCATCTAAATCTATCGAGGTTTGTTGCTCAAAGAATTCTGTTAACTTATCTTGAGTAGCTTCTGTAGCGTCGGTTTCATTAGACTTCGCACCCTCTTCTACCTCAACGTCTAACCATATTTCAGATAACTGATTTTCTTTAATCTTATTGGGTGTTAAATAGATGTTATGAGTAAAGCGCGGGGCATCTTCAAGGGTTTTGGTTGATTGGTTAATGGCGAAGTTAGGGTACATAATAACTTCAGATTCGTTATGACCTAATGATGAATTATAGAAAGTCTTCTTAAATATACTACCTTGGCACGACACATCATAAAGGAGCTTGTCTTGCTGCTCGACCCAACTCTTACTTTCGACGGTTAACTGCCAATTAATTACAGTTTGCACGCGCTCAATTCTATCAGCCTTATCATCTTCTGGATCTTTACCAACGACAGAGGCTTTAACAATATCATTACCTTTCAATAGTTCTTGGCTAGCTCTATCACCGAACTTAAGCCGGGCTTCCATAAGGATAGGGCTTTTAAAGTTAGCTGCTCCTTCCCATGGCTCACTACGCGGACCGTTAGAAGGTTTAATTAACTCTAGACCCATCTCAATATCAGCGCGCCAGTCTTCCATAGAATCCCAGTCAGCGCCTTGACCCTCTTTAACTTCATTACCAATAGACATTAGCTCAGATTCACCGCTTTCTTTAGCGTTAATATCTTCAGCAATATTCATGTTAGTCATTAGTTCTAAGAGTTTTTTAATAGCCACCTGAGTTTACGTCCCTAATGTTGTCTTCGTAATATTCTTCTTCATGCTCATGTAAGCCAGCTGTATAACCGCACGCTAAATACTGTTCCGCGTCTGCTGGATGAGAGAAAATGTTCTTATCTGGCTTGAGATTATATCTATCTTCACCGGAAATTTGTATCTTTTTATATTTATAGCCGCCCATCTTACCCTTTCTAAGGTATTTACACGACTTATTTAGCACGTAGCCGGGGTAACCGCCATCTACCAGCTTAGTTAAGAAGTGTTTAACAGCATCTAATCTTAGCGTTGGGTTGTTAGTTGGTGCGCCTTCTGTTGAGAACCCCATATCGAGAGGTACTATTAAATCACCATCGTCATTAGTCACATACTCATCATTTAATATACCTATTGCGCTCTTGGCTTCACTCTCGCCTCTAGCTATTCCTGACGGATCACCCAAAGAAAACTCTATTTCATACCCTTTAAAATTCTTGGCTAGGAACGGCTTAACAACATCACGAGCAAACTGTCTCACTCCCATATCTTCGCTAAACAATTCAGCAAGTATTAATAGCTGTCCTAATGATGTTACCTGACCAATAACGCATGAAGGAGTTAGCCCGAAATCCCAACCTAATCCAATAGGCACGCCCTTAAGCGGTATGATGCCATGCTCAGGACAATGTAGCTTATCGTTATACTCTGGATAGACCGGCTTACCTGTTTTCAAATGGCCATAGTTACCCATCACCATCACATTAATGTGGTCTTCATCATTACCCGCAATCATATCTATGTAATATTGATAGCCACCCGGTAAATGATCTATGTTCTCAGCTTCTGAATTAGGGTCATAAGTACCATCTGGATTTTTAATTAGCGGTGATGGGCCTCTGAAAAACTCGAATATCCTTTCTGTTTCTTTTATAGCAAAGTCTTTGTGCTCTGGTCTAGTGCTTCGCCTGCAACCTTCTTCTGCTAATTGATACCACCAATGATCATCGTCCGGTGGGTTAGTGTCCATCAATAAGGACTTTCGCTTGCATGGTTCGTATCGCCCATCTTCAGCACGCGGAGCTTTATAATCACCGTCGTCTTGATAACCGTCAATCACTGAAGGATAACGGCCTATTCTCTCTCTAGCGCCCTTAACAACTGCATAGGATATTTCCCTAGCCTCGTTGATAAAGCACCCTGTAATCTCAAGGGATAGCAGCTTACGCACATCTTCATCTCTATCGAGCGCGAGGAAATACACCTCGAATTCCATGATAGTCCCATCACTAATAGGCTGTTTACACTTAGCCATAATCATAGGATGCATAGTGATAGGACATATCTCTTCAGGCATCCATTGTTTCCACGTATTTAAAGTGGTGGATCTTAGCTCTAGTGTGGTGTTTCGTATGATAGCCCACCGAGTTTTGCGTATACCTTGAGCATTAGGCCACTGGTCTTGCGCTAAGCGTAACAGCTCTTTGATACATGTAACTGACTTACCATTACCAACAGGCCCCATAAATCCGCGCACTACCTTGTCGCTCTTATGGAACTTAACTGCTGTTGGTTCTGCGTTATACGTTATTGTTGGCATTAATAGCTTTCAACATCAATAATTAAACAGTCGCACTCTTGACTTTTATCGCCCTTGTGAACCTTTCCAATCTCAAACTCTTCGCAAAAGTCATCAATGTAAGCATGGACACCTTCCCATGTAGCTATGACAGGCATATCGTCAGGGTAATTATCAAGCTTAGCCTTCAGCTCAGATACTGTCATAGTTCTACCAGCAAGACTGCCGCCCTTAGAATTAAACTCTTTCATAATTTCCCCTTAGTGAACCGTCAATTTAGATGTAGCACTTAGTTTATTCAGCGCTCTCAATGGCTTCCACATGTAGCATTCATCGCTAACCACCCATAATACGCTTTCGCCTCTATTCCTCAGTAGCCTAGCCCGATTACTGCAAACCTTTCGCCATCCATGACCTACCATTGCTGATAAATCATAATCACTTAGCGCTCTAATCCTTTCCATATTAATGCACCGTCAAAATAGGAGACTTAATAAGCTTGGACCATTTAACCTTCCAGCCCTCACTAGCGCTTAGCCATAGCGTACCGTCTGGAGTCTCATCACCCTTAGCTACGAATGGAAATGA